ATACCCTATTTGGGTAATAGTGCTAGGAGTTTTTATCAATACTTCCAAAGTAAATTCTGAAACGTCAAACTCTGCACTGTGCTGTACTTCCACATAATCATCCACCCCGTCAAAGCCCAATCCCTTGCCAGTCCATCCGCTTGTCCCCGCATAGGCAAAGTTGTTCAGCGTACCATCGTTTCCCATGCCGCTTAAATCGTACCATGTTTGAGTAGCGGGATCATTACAACCGTAACGTCCGTCTAGGTAGAGGATACAACCGTCCATCACGGGTTTACGGCGTTTATTGTTTGTCGGTTGTAATAGTTCTAGCATATTACCACTCTCCGATAATGTTTAGTGCAGTCGTACCAGTTGCTTTAACACGTGTTGCGGGAATATAATGAAACCCTGCACACAAATTACGATAAGTTACTGTTTGTCCACCTGTGCGAACTACCGTTAAATCGCCATCTGTACCAATATATATACGCCTAGTAGGATGTTCTAAATCTTCGGTGTCTGATGGGGTTATCGGAAAAGAATTGTGTATATCACCAACATTTAACGAATACGTACCATCACCATTATCAATAAGTTTTAAATTATAACCATTCAATGAAGTATAAACATCTTGCATTTATTATTACCTCCTTTTAATAATTAAAAGGGGCATGGGGTTTCACCCCATAACCCCTTCGTAATTTAATAAAAGAGAGTAAGGGGAATATAAAATTCCCCTCTAAATTAATCTCCAGTTTCATCTACACCTTTTGAGCCAACCAAACCTCTCCAATCAGATACGCCGTAACTATACCGCATGTACCCACGATACTTAGCAACAAACGTATCGAAATCTTCCTGCCACTTAAATTCAGGACGTACACGCCAGAAGAAGTTCAATTCGTGTCTATCACCGTCTTGTAAGAACCAATGCGTATCACTTCCACCTGCGGCGGCAGAAAGATAATCCATCACGCAAATCTCGATACCCTGCGAAGTTAAATATTCATTGGTATCGTTGTAATTACTTCCTGGAATTTGCGAAGAGTGAAGTAATCTACGTGCGGTATCTTCAAGTGCAGGAGGAATAATCAAACGTGTTGGTTTGAATACAGTAAGATTACCTGCTTCATCAGGAATTTCCCTCATCAGTTTTATAGCGGCTTTCAAAGTGGCATCAGACAATGCACCATGAACAAGGTTTTTACCAACGCCGGGACTATCAAGTAAGGGATGTGATTCAGAGAAGAGTGCTTTCCCATCATAAATCTGATAAGCCTCTTCACCAACACCTTCACCCTTAAAACCATTAATCAACGGTTGCATAGCATCTTTCTCTACTTTAGCACGTCCAGAACGTGCCATTGCTTTAGGCATTTTTTCGATTTGACGATATTGATCATCGTCATACATTTCTCTCGTTACCATAAAACCTTGCGTAAAGGCTTCATGTGTGTATACTCTTTCTAAACCAGGAGAAAGTGTTTTATATGCAACAGTATCAAATTGACTTTCCCTTTTCTCCCAGTCACCAAAAGCACCCATTCCCCAATCAGTTTCTTTTGCTGATGTAGATGTCATAACGTTATAAATCTTGGAGAATTGTTCAGGAATTTCATCATACGTTTCGAAGAAAATCTTCCTCAGTCCAGGTTCAAGTAACTTACCAAAATTCTCTTCATTTTCTAAGTCACTATCACTGTAATAAATGGTATTATTCTGCGTAGGCTGAACAGGAGTAGTAGGCTGAACAGGAGTAGCATACGCTTGTAAATCAAACATTAATTCTTCATTCATTTATACCAAATCCTTTCATTTCTTTATTCGTTGTGTACCATCACGCCACTTGATATACTCGGCAATGGGGTTTTTAACATCACGAAACATTTTCTTTGCCACTTTTTCTTCAGCAGGAGAAATTTTAGGTGTATCGATTTCTTTTATTGGATTAGCGTTATCATTCGTACTAATTATTGTTGATGTGTCTTTTTGACTATTTAATTCTTTCATAATTTCTTCACGCAATTGCTTTTTTAATGCTTCAATATCAACCGGTTGTTCTTTAACATTTTTAGTGGATTTAAGTAACAAATAAGCATCTTCCAAATTGGCAATCTTCTTATCGTAGGCAACTTGTAATACTTCACGTACTTCAAAGTCAGGATATTTGGCTTGTAATTTGTCAATTTCGTTCTGCAACATCATATCATAAAGTTTAGTTTCCAACTCTATAATCTTTGCAGTTGTAGGGTCAATAGACGAAGGAACAGGAGTAATTTCTTTTAATTTCTCAACAACTTGTGGATTGTTTTTTAATTGATTATAAAAATCAAGTGCTTCTTTTGCTTCTTTACTCTGTTTTGCAAGTTCCTGTGTTTTACGAGTGTAATCAGATTGACGTAAATAACCCTTAGTCAATTCATCAAAAGAAACCTCACCGATTCCATCAATTATTACCTTTTCAGGTATTTTGGTTTCAATCGTAGGTTTCTCTTTATTTTCGTCTATTTTGTTTTCTTCCTTTTTATCTTCCTGTTTCACTTCAGGAGTTTCTACTTTTTTATCATCTGTTTTATTCTCAATTTTAGTTTCGTTTGTTTTCTCACTTTCCTTTGCTTGTTCTTGAGCCTTTAATGCACGAAATTCTTCAATATTCATTTTCTTCCTCCTTCGGAGTTCGTCTGAGATTATTCACTGATTTGTGAGTTCTCATCAGATTATTCCGCTTTATTTAATATCTCAACTAATTCAGGATATTTCTGTACTAATAATGCCAATTCATCATCAGTCAACGATTCTAAACCGCTTAGAATTTCATCAAGAATTCCTCCTTCTTCAATCGTACCTTCAGAATCATTTTCTTCGTCTAAAGAGTACAATCTTTCTGCATCAGCAAAACCATTATTATATGCTTGGGATTCAATATCTTTCTTTTCTTTTTCTTTCTTTTGTTCATTTTCCATTATAGCAAACTCTTTTTTAATTTGTAAAATTTCTTTATTTAACTTATCAATTGCTTTAACAATATCCTCAATTGTAGCAATTGTTTGTTCATCGTTCTGTTGTAATTCTTGAATCACTTGTTGCATCTGTTGTTGCATTTGTTGAATAGTTTGCATGATTTGCTGCATCTGCACATTATTATCGCCCATCCTTTGTAATAAAGTCGTCCTTACATCATCAGGTAAATAATTAACAACAGTTTCTCTATCTACCAAAGGTTGTCCGTCAGGCATTGGTGTTTGAGCCAAACGTATCATTAAATCTAACATTGCTCCACGATTTGTAGGCATTGTTGAACCAGCGGTAATTTTAATATCGTAATCATAATAAAGCGCGTTTTTAACAAACTTCTTCAAATCATAAGAACCATCTTGACGTGTAATGTGTAACCATTTATCTTCATTCCAGAATTGTTTCATTCTACTTAACCACATGTTTGCAATATCACCAAGTGCATCTTCAAGTATCTTCACTTTTAATCTAATACGTGATTGACCAGCTTCTTGTAACGCCAAAATGCCCTGTGCAGTATATACACCAGTTTCAGAAGTACCTTTCAAACTATTAAATATTCCACTGATTTGTTCAATATCACGTTTGTACACTTCAATAGCATTAACAACGTAATTCGGCATTGATGGCGGCGTTTCTCTACGTACTTCTGTACCTGGATTTTTACGAATAATTAAACCAGGTCGATTAGTAATTTTACCTTGTCCAATACCTGCATTTTTATCGATAATCCACGGCATGTTTGCAGTAGCTTTTGCATTATCAATGACGGAATTATTAAGTTCATTGATGTGTTTTTGCGGAGAAAGTAACTGCGCAACTTCACCTTCGCCCCAAAACTTACCTGGAATATCGTAATCTTTAATCAATATAAAAGGAAAATTACCATCATTATAAGGAATTTCCTTATCTTCAAGCACTAATCCTAATTCTGGACAAATCAATAATTGTCTACCATTTGGATATTTCGCTTTCCACTTCTTTTTACCGTTATCAAGATACTCTTCGTTCTCATAATCTTTAGTATATATTTCTAAAACAAGTATCTGATTATCAATACGT